AATTGACTGGCAATAATAGGAGTTGCTGCTCCAATAAAAGTACCAATTGCCGATGGTAATCCTTTAAAGATATTTGCCACCATCGGAATAAAGTTACCAAATAAGAAATTAGAAGTTGTTTCAGCCAGTCCTCGTAAAGCAGGTCTTATATCATCTCCTAGTGATAAACCTGCCAGTACATTTGTAAAAGAGGACTTCATAGCAGCTAGTGAGCCTGAAAATGTAGTTTTTGCTTCTTCAGCAGCAACTCCAGCGATACCCATGTTATCCTGTACCAAGTGTATAGCCTCAACCACATCAGCATAATTACTCAAATCAAACTTCTTGCCCATAGCGGCAGGTAACTTTTCAGCGTCTGATAAAAGACGCTTCATCTCTTCTTTTGTGCCGCCGTACCCAAGTCTTAGGTTATCAAGCATTGTATAGTTTTGCTTAGCAAATCCCTGGTAAGCCATTTGGATTGATGTGATATCAGTACCCATCTTAGCAGAGTTGTCAGCCATGTCCATGATTGCCATGTTAGCAGCTTTGGCAGCCGCAACAGCATCTCCTCCAAGAGATTGTTTAAGAGATGCACCCATAGATACCGCTTGTTCCGCATAGGTATTTGCTGATATTCCAGCTTTGTATGCCTCTTTAGCAAACCCTTTGACAGCAGTCTCAGCGCCCTTATACAATGTGTCAATACCACCAAAAGATTGCTGCAAATCAGCACCAGCGGACAAGGCAGACGAAATCATCTTACCGATTCCAGCAGCTGCAATGGCACCACCAATCATTTTAACGAGATTACCACCAATGAGCGAACCAGCGCTCAAACCAGCCGACCTTGCTTCGGGATCAAGTTGCTTCGAGATTGCTCCACTTATTCCACGAGCGGATGGCATAATTTGCACATACGCTTGACCAAGTTCTGTTGCCATTAGCCATCACCTCCTAGTAATTGTTTACGTGCATTTGCAAAATCCTCGCCAGACGCAAAAGAAATGACTTCATTAGCTTTTTGTGATTTAGATCCAGATATAGCTTCAACCATTGATTTAGGTTTGTTTTGACCAGATTGACCATCCTTAGTTTTAGACCAAAACAGCAAATTAGTATTATCGTAAATACCAGCTAACAAAACAGTATCCAAAGCCTCAGTCTCTCCAGATAATGCCATTTTTATCCTAGAGTTAGACCTCAAACCGACAGCAAAAACAGCCACCTGATAAGCAGGTAGCTGTTTGTAATCATATATGCCGTAGGTTTCAGCTAAATCACAAGTTAACGCATCATCATCTTTTACTATCATCTGAGCGAGGATTGCTAGTTTTTTAAATCTTTTTTGACTTTCAAAAAATTTCTTTGATTTCTACTCCGATAGCTTCAACGTCTACGATACCTTCTGCATCTCGTACATGTTCTTTTAGAGACTTAGCAGCATCACCAAGTAACAAATTAACGATTTTAACTACTGCAGTTGGATCAGTTTCCTCTTCTGCAATAGCTTCAACAAGTTCAAAGTTTTTTAATCGTTTTTTAGGGATTTCGTATTCAAATCCTGATGTTGTTTTTCCTTTTAAGATTTCCATTCACTACCCCTTACATTTCAAGATTTTGTGCCTTTGGCTTAACAATATATTCGTGGTGAGTGTCCCCATTTTCATCTGGGAAACATTTTAGTGTTGTTTCATAACCAACGACTCCGCCATCGACATAGACAATTTCACCTACTTCATCAACTTTTGCATTTGGCAAGACAATTCGTTTAAGGATGCCGCCATTCATAATCATGTCAACAACAATTACATGAGCTTCTAACTCTTTTGAGTTTGACTTGATGTGAATACCAGCATCAAGGTCTCCCGTTACGTTTTTAGCCCCATAAACTTCCTTGAGAACCTCCACATTTAGTGACTCAATCAGCTTATAAGTAAACGTGTCTTCTTTTTCAGTCTGTACAGCCCCAACAATATCTCCACCCCAAGCTTTGATGTTTTCTGATGATCGTGTATCTTCGTTTGTAACGCCATCTTCAGACACATAGCCAAGATTTTTAAATCCGTCATCAAGATCATCGGTTGCATTTTTCGGCAATTTAGCGCCGAGTGGCGCCGAATAAATCGCCCCACCGGTCTTGGGCTTTGCAGATGTTACATTTTTAGTATCATTCTTATTCATCAATATCTCCTTTAATAATGATTAATATCAAATACAGCTTGATAGCGATAGCGCTTAGTTGCTGTATCTGTAAAATTGTAGTCAGCATTAAGATGTACGCCAGAAACTTGTGGCAAGACATCAAGCTGCTCAATTACTTGCTTTACTTTGTCATTAAGTAAAGCCGCCTCATACAACGATTCGGCATAACTTTGAAAAGCAAACGTGGAACTTAGCAAATGATTTTGCTTAGCCCCGCTAGTCTTTTCTAAGATGATGAATCGTGCAGGTTCATCTTTTTGATGTTCAAAAAAAGACGGCACATCTAAGTGCTCGTCTAAATATTTTTTGATAATTACTTCAATCAATCATCGCACCGCCTTCAACAATGTGTTGTTTTTTGAATTATCTTTCTTGGCCTTTATGGTTTTAGCACTGACCATAGCATTAGCCCTATTTTTCCCGACATGGATATCTTGGGCGTAACCATCACCACAACGTTCTCTGATGGCTGTGGCCTTAGTGGTTAATACCTGCTGCATTTCTGATGATTTCATCAATTCAGCAACACCAGCTTTATTGAGCTTGAATTTAAACTTACTCATATCTTTCCACCATAACTTTCTTATTCCATTCAAGCGGAATAAGCTCTTCAATACCTTCAAGAGCTAGGCCGACAGTGCGCCACTTTTCTCCAAAGAATCTAACTTCCTTATCTCCCCAATCGTGGTTGTCTCCTTTTGGAATAGCTAAAGTGTAAACAGCTTTTTTTCCTGAAAGGCTAAGCTGGCTTGTTATGTCATCGCTTGTTGCTGGCGATACAAGGACATTATCGACAGATATTTCTTTATCTTTTTTTATTGGATTTCCGAAAGGGTCTATATCGATAGTTACTTTATCTATCAAAGTAATCGTTATCCCTCTTAATTTCCCCATAAAGCTCAATACCTCCATACCTCTGCTTTTTTAGACCAAGCCGTTTAAGCTCATTGTCTTTTATAAACAGTCCCCCTCCTGGAACCAAATAAGTTCCAGACCAAGTGTAGCCAAGTGCCGATTGACTTTCTTGCGACATCGGTTCACCTTGAGTAGATGTCATGAGTGTTCTAGCTACAATGTCAACCGTAACCGATTTAATAACATTAACAAAATAAGGCTTATCAACCATCGTTTTATCTAAGTCTTTGCCAACTTTGTCAGCTTCCATTCTTAATGTATCTGATACGACTTTCAAGAGTGCATTTGCACGTTTCAATTCGTCAACAGATAAGGGACGCCATAACAAAATGACGTCATCTGTTGTTGCAAAATTGCCCACTTTTACCTCCTAACCAGGCAAGAGTGCCTCTAATTCAGGTTTCTTAGCTTTAGAGCTATATTTTATCCCAGCAGCATCTAACTGACGTTTAATTTCTGCTACTGTTTTTGCTTTTTCGCCTGTCTGCTGTTCAACCAAAGTCCAATCTCCACCACAAACAGGGACGGAGCTATAAAAACTAGCTCCAGTCTTACTGTTAACGTATAACATTATACTTCTCCTTTAGTGACACGAGCAAAGCTCTTAGCGTCCAAAATACCCCAGCCGATATACGCCTCAGCACGTAAGTAAATTTGGTTATACCCTTTAAGGTCTTTCCCCGAATTATCAGGATCACCGTATTTAATGATTTCCATTGGAATTTGTTTTGCATAACCCCACTTAAACATGCTTTCAAAATCGCCAATAATTACTAAATCTTTGGATTTTGCTTCATCAGCTCCAGCACCAACAGTAGTATTGACGGACGATTTCAAGCCATTGATGCTATCTGGATCCGCTCCCCAAGCAAGTTCAGGGTACATTTTAGGCCCCATCTCCCCATTGGTAACTTTCGCCAGTGCTGTTGAAAACTCTGTATCCATCGCAAGCCCTGTCACTACACCTTCAGCCCCCTGAATTAGATTAACAGCTGCTTCGATATTTGCATCAGCGTTTTCGCTCTCTGTAAATTTAACCACTTGCGTCACTTTACTATCAAAGTGATTCATGCCGATAACGTCAGACGCTTTTTTTGTACGTGGATTGATACCATGCATCGCCATTAGGTCAATACCACGAGCGAGTTTTTTCGCAAACCCTTCGTTAAAAGCTTTCAAAATATCAATCTTTTCCTCTTCTGTTGCATATAAAAATTCATCAGAAAGACGAGCACCATACTCAACCTTGATTGGGACGATAGTAACAGGCTCTAGCGATAAGCCACCGTGTGTTTTTTACCGTTTTCAGCAACCACATCAATATCAGAATCTAATGTAAACGTAAATTCTTTAGATCCGTTAAACGGAATAGGTTTTTGGCTAGATAGTTTAGCTAGTGAGCTATGCCCCTTAACTTTATTGATAAGATCTGATACTAAATGTTTGTCAAATAAGCTCGCTTTTGATGTTTCTGTTCCCATATTTTTTCTCCTTTAATTAATCTTCTAATCTTCTGTACTTAATCCTTGCACTAACGCTCTGTAATTTGCGTCTGCATTACTATCGATATTTGGTTCGTTTGATTTTGCTGGCGGTTGTGGTTGGGATGGCTTAATAAAGGATGCTAAGCGTTCTGCATCTACTTTGAGTCCATCTTCATCATCTCCTTGCAAACGATCAGCTAAATCAATTGGTAAGCCATACTGTAACGCTACCTTTGTCCGTAAATTTGCCGTCTCATAATCGGCAATTTGATTCTTCAGGGTGCTAATCTCTTCCGTATAGCTATCAGTGTTTGATTTAGCATCATTCAAAGCAGCTTGTAAGCTGCTTTTTTCGGTTTCAAGTTCTTCTACACGAGTTTTCAATTGGTCGTAATCTTGGTATTTCTCACGTTCTCGAGCAATGCGAGCTTTTACGATTGCATCCAATTCTTCCTGTGTTTCGATAACTTTAAATTCTGACATATTAACGTCCTTTCCCGGCAGTTCGGTAGATTTTTTTAGCATTAAAAAAGCACCCTTTCGGATGCAATTTTTAACAGCTGGTTCTTTGCTTTCTTTTCGGTTTTGTCGTGTAACAAATCCAGTGCGCAAGCAATGCACTGTCCATTAAGCTAATATCTCTATCATCATAAAGCGATTTATACCCAAAACCACCATTAGAGCCAATTTGCCTCTTTTCACAGTTTGTGACTACTGCTGTCAAAGATGGCTGATCACTATGACAAATGGTTTCCTGCATGATCCCCTGCTCCCACATCATGTTAGCTGTGATAATTTCAGCAACTTTAGGCAATTCTGGTTTCTTTAGACCTTGCTCTTTCATCTCCTGAGCAAGTAATTCTTGGCCGCTGGCGCCATCAATTACAACCTTAGCAATGTCAGCTGATTTCAGAAAATTAATAATCCATTGAGTACCATTCCTAACTGATAAACAGTCAATAGTCTCAACAAATACCTTATTTTCTGATGTTCTTGCTGCAATTGATAGTGATACGTTGTTGCCATCTTGACCAAACTTGATACCGACAAAAAGCTTGCTTTTGAGTTCTGGCACTTGCTCAACTTTGAGTTTTGCCCATTCTTTTTCGGATATAACTGATTTTTGGTTAAAGGATGGCCAATAACCTAAGCGTTGGATGTTGTGATCAATCTCATCCTCACCAAGTTCGGCTTCGATTTTACGCTCATTTAAATGGAATCCCATCGATGGGTTAGCAATATACCAACTTTTAACGTCATGTATCGGCTGCATTTCGTCAACAGACCATTCCGCCCACCCAGAGTACCGCTTATTGCCTTTTAAACAATCTTTACGATAAGCCTCAAAGACTGTACCTGTTGACACCATGGTTGGTGGTGTCCCACACATGATAGTCATAGGATTATCACTATCAGTTACCGTGTATTTCAACGCTGATTCTTGCTCAGATGTGTATTCTTGTGCCTCGTCAATGATAAGTAAATCAAATCCCTCACCAAGTCCACCGTTTGATGTCCTAGTCCGGAACTGGATAACAGCACCACTAGATTTGAACTCTATTCGTTCTTGTCCTTTTGCTTTGTTTGATATAAAATCTTCACCATCAACGTAGCCCGACATTTCAAGATATTTTTTTACCTTCTCAAATGATGCGTGAGATGTGCTGATGCGATGGGCAGTATGTAGG